ATCAGTGCAGTTAACATTTGGTGGATTGACAAATTGTTTGAATACTTTGAATGGATCAACCACAGAGATTTTAACCCTGTGTTGGCTGATGTCAATGGCAGTGAGGGGCTAGGACTTGTATACGGCAAATATCGTGCTCCGCTAATTGCCACTTTAAAAAGTTCCAAGTTCAGTGGCCATCCAGTAATTGTTGACTCTATTAGGGCATTAGAAAAAGTAGATAATTCTGCTGATTGGCATAAATTTTTAGCCAGCCAACTGGTACTTGACAGCTACCGCAACGAGAAATGGTTTGATCTGTTGCCTAACAGAACACAAGTGTACAACGATTTAATTCATGATGGAAAAACTCAGCATACAGAATGAAATGCGTCAGTTTGATCGCAAGAACAGACAGTTCTATGACGAACTAACTCCTGACGAAAAGAAAAAGTTCAGCAACTATCTCATGATTCGATGGGGCAGTGCTGTCGAAGGCAGTCAAGAACTACAAGAATTTTATTTGATCTCGACCAATGAACGCCTGAACAAACATTTCTTTGATCTTAGCAAACATCCTAAACTGCAATGGTTGTGTGCCACATCTGTAAGTCCAAACATGGGCACACCCAGGCATAATTGGATTGCTCCCAAAAAGAAAGAAGCCGGAGCAAGTGGCAAACGAAAACAGTTGATGGAACTGTATCCGCACTTTAAAGATGATGAAATAGAACTGATGTCTAAGTTGGTCATACAAAAGGACATAGACCAGTTGATTAAAGAACACGGCAATGAGACCAAAAAATGATACAGAGATTGGTTGTAAACGGATGCAGTTACGCCGAAGGATATGCAAATGGTCAAGGACATGTTGATCTTGCACAGCAATTAAACATCTCTGACGCTGTCAGTATTGCACGAGGCGGCAGCGCCAACAGTCGCATTGTTCGCACTACTCTAAAGCACAGTTATTTGTATCCTGAACCCACACTGTATGTGGTGGGCATAACTTATCTCAGCAGATGGGAGTTGCCAATAGTCAAGTCAGGACCTGACATGCATTTTGAAGGGCGTTGGATCAATCCACAAGCCCAACAATGGTCCAAAGACACCTTGCAAGACAAATGGTCCGCCAAAGATACTGAGCAGTTTAAAAATTTACAGTTCAAAAGTGCTATATGGGCAGACATTGATCAAGCAGAAGATCTAATGTTCAGACTGATCAGTATGGCAAGTGATTTACATGCCAGAGGCAACCGAGTCGTGGTGTTCAACCAAATTGATCATAGACTAAACGGCAAGATGCGTGTGCCGTTGTTTAGGCTACTGCGAGACAATCCAGTGTTTGTGGATGCTCTGAGTTGGCGAGCTGTTCCCTGGCAACACGAGCAAGGTGCGCCAGCAATAGAAGATTATGCCACAGGTGCGGCTCCGCCGCCAGAAGCTAGACACATACAACCAGGACACCATCAACATCTAAATAACTTCTTGACAAACTACATTCAAGAGTATAAAATACTAGAATGACACACAAATGCCAGTACTGTAAAAAAGATTTTGTAAAAGAATCCAGCTTGGCTGTTCATGTGTGTGAGCAGAAAAAGCGCAGGCAAGAGCGCAGTGAGCGTGGAGTTGAACTGGGATTTCAAGCCTACATTCGATTTTATGAAATGAGCCAAGGATCAGCCCGACTCAAAACCTATGATGACTTTTGCGACTCATCATACTATCGTGCATTTGTAAAGTTTGGCCGCTATTGTGTCAGCACAAAGACAATCAATCCCAAGCAGTTTCTTGAGTGGCTGTTGAAGAACAACAAAAAGATTGATAGATGGCCCAGTGATCAGATCTACACAGAGTATCTGCTGGACTATTTAAAAGTGGAAAATGTTGCAGATGCATTAGCCAGAGCAATCGAGTACAGCATTGACTGGAGCGAACAAACCAAGCATCCATCAAATGATTGTTTGCGCTACGGCAATACCAATGCATTGTGTTATGCTGTGACCACTGGTAGGATCAGTCCTTGGGTGATATACAACAGTGAGTCTGGACAAAAGTTTTTGAGTGAGCTTGACGCAACGCAGGTTGGTATGGTATGGCCATACATCAACAGCGACATATGGCAAAAGAAATTCCACGACTATCTGTCAGATCAAGAGTATGCTAGAGAAATACTAACAAAGGCAGGATGGTAACATGAGCGCAGATATTGACATTGATGTTCCTGATCGTGCCCAACTGTTGGCCTTGATCCAACATACTCCTGCACGACAATTGGTAAATGGCCAGGTGAGACGACACAACTCAGGTGTATATGTGACAGATATTCCCAAAGATATTGTACACAAATGCGCAGCCATTGACTACGAACAAGCCGAACGCAGAGGTTATTTCAAAATTGATCTGTTGAACATGAGTGTGTATCAGTTGGTTCAAAGTCCTGAACACTATGAACAGATGTTGTCAGCTGATCCGCCTTGGGATCAATTGTGGCAAGATCCTGCTTGGGCTCAACAATTGGTGCATGTGGGCAACTATACAGACTTGTTGAAGAGCATGCGCCCAGACAGCATTCCAAGAATGGCAGCGTTTATTTCAATTATTCGTCCAGGCAAAGCACACCTACAAAATCGCCCTTGGTCAGAAGTGTTTGCTGGTGTATGGGACGGTGACACCAGCCGGGGCTATACTTTCAAGAAGAGTCATGCATTGAGCTATGCGGCCCTGGTAGCATTGCACATGAACTTAATCAATTCTGCGAACCAACGTGATTGATTTTCTTTTGGTTTTTTTGCGGCTTATATCAGTTAAACTGCAAACAGGCCCATGTAAAATTTCTAGATCTTTGTTGCTGAATGTTCGTAGAGTTGGCCGGAATTTGTCCCATTCTCCACGCATGAATATGTTGATAGGTATGCTGTGATTGCTCTCCCACCACCAAGCATTGGCCAGCTCCAAAAATTCTATCTTTTCCTGGGGTGTTTGAACAGCACCAAAGTCATAGATAGTTGTCACAGCATCGTCCCTGTTTTGCACCACGCCCACATATTCTTCGTTGGCGTACATGCACAGTGTTATAAACGGATATTTGTCCGCTAGTTTTTTAAATATATCGTTGCCCATAAATAGTTATTCGAGGATCTTATGTATTCGACCACTGCATACTTATACCAACAAATTACCCGAGTATTATTGATAGATACCAGTGGCGGATATTTCACAGCGAGGTACGACCCAGTGTATGCAAAACAATTAACCGTAAACAAAGGCGTTGACAATGTGCTCTTGTTTGAGTTTATCAATCAAGAAGAAAAACCTGTTAATATTACAGGAAGCACATTTATATTCCGTTTGTTAAATCAAACTGGCGATCAACTGCTGGTTGAAAAAGAGATGGTTATTTTAAGCGCACCGCTAGGACGAGTAAAAGTCCAGCTTGACACGCAAGATACCATTAATTTGATAGCACAGCCAGGCAGCTACAGCATACAAAGAACACAAGGTTCCTATGTGCAGGCCGCATTTACTGATGCTAATTCAGGTGCCAGGGCAGACTGCAACATTGTTGACAGTGTGTTGCCACAGTTTATCCCCAGTCGTGAGCTCACAATTCCAGACATCTATGGCAAAGCACAACAGCTACAGCCTGGCCCCACAAACTATCCTGATTGGGCATTGACCCCACAGCCAGTTAATACAACTCAATTGACAGAGTTTTACTCTAGTGAAATTCCTACTTCGGGGCAAGGCCTGACCACAATCAGCATGGACCTGGATCACTTTACTGGTGTTATCAAATTTCAAGCCGCAGAAACTTACGAAAGCATCTGGTACGATGTCACTGACAGTTTCACATTCTTGAATGAAACTTCCACACAATACTTCAATGTAGTAGGTTACTACCCACTGCTTCGTATGGCCATCAACAACAGTCAAGGTTTTGGTGCCCAGGCCACAGCCACTGTGGTCAACGGAGTTGTACAATCTATTACTGTGACCAATCCAGGGCAAGGCTATGCGGCACCACCAAAAGTACAAATTTTGGGCAATGGGTCAGGAGCAGATGCCATAGTCACTGGATTGGGTAGCACAGGCGGCATTGCAGGAATTCAAATGGTTTCAGGCGGATCCGGTTACTTGCCATTGCAGTATCAAGGCACAGTTTGCGCCCAAGTCCTGATCACCACAGGTTGGATAACTAATCTCCAATATCGTTGATTTAACATCATAAATCTGTTACAATAAACACATGTTTGATATTGTAACTTATCTGCCAGGCAAGCGTAAACAAACTCCATCCGGATGGATCAGCTTCAATGCGGTCTGTTGTCATTACAATGTTGGCAGTGTTGACAAACGCAGTCGAGGTGGACTCAAAGCCACAGAACAAGGTTGGAGTTATCACTGCTTCAACTGTGGATACACCGCTAGTTTTATCCTTGGCCGCTCAGTGAGCTATAAGGCCCGCAGGCTCTTGACTTGGTTGGGTGTACCTGATGCTGAAATTGATTATCTCAATCTAGAAAGTCTCAAACATCGCAACATACACGGCATATTAGAAGATCGACAAAAAACATTTAATGCGCTGAGTGCAATTGAATTTGAAGAACGAGACCTACCGCCGTTTGCAGAATTGTTAACAGACGAAGGTGACTACAGAGACTATGTGCGTTCAAGAAAAGTACCAGAAGATTTTCCTGTAATGGTACAGATACAAAACGATGGTGTCCATTGGATTCGCCCACATGTGGTGATTCCATTTACTGCCGACAATAAAATCGTAGGGTATACCTGTAGATTTTTTGACAACAAACAGCCCAAGTACATTTCAGATAGTCAACCAGGCTATGTGTTTGGCACTGACTTACAACATGATAAATGGGAGCATGTGTTGGTAATGGAAGGCATATTTGATGCACTGTCAATAGGCGGCCTTGCAGTAATGCACAATACCATTGGTGACGCCCAGGCAAGACTAATTCGTAGTTTGGGAAAACAAATTACTGTAATTCCTGATCAAGATCGTGCTGGACTAGAGCTGGTTGATCGTGCGTTAGAACTGGGATGGGCAGTGAGCATACCCAACTGGCCAGATCATATCAAAGATGTAAACGATGCTGTGATTGAGTTTGGTAAGTTGGCAACCATGCTAACTATATTCCAGTCTAGAGAAACTAGCAAAATCAAAATTCAAATGAGAAAAAAATGGTTGGAAAAGAAATTAAAAAAATCTTAGTATTTGGAATGCCTAGGTCAGGCACAACAGTATTGCAACAACAATTGTCACACTTGTATGGATTAGATAATCTAGTGGAACCAGAACTCGGTGAGTCCCCTAAAAATCCATACCACTGGGTCAGCAATCAAAACAACTGCGTGGTCAAGTACTTGACTACACAATTGGTGTATCTTCCACTTTTTAAATTTAAAAGACTAATAGATCATGGAAAATTTGATTTAGTTGTGCTTACAGAGCGAAGCAATTTGACTGATTGCTGTATTAGTTTATACTATGCACAAAAGGTAACACAACGATTTCATTACTCAGCAACTGAGGTATATCCTGACCCAGTGTTGTTTGAGTGCGATATGAATTTTTTAAATGATTGCATAAGAGCCTATAAAAAATATATTGAATCCAAACAGTTTTTAGACAAGACCAATACGCCATACAGTGTGGTGCATTATGAAAGTTACATAAACAATGTTGAACAAAACATAGACAATATCAAGTTTTGCATTTCAGAATCAAAAGGTGCATTGCATGATCCCAAACTTGAATACAGCAGATTGTGTACCAATTACAAAGAAGTAGAAACTCGAATCAAGGAATCAATGATAAATGACCAAACAATATAATAAACTCTGGGTGTTTGGAGATAGTTTCACCACTCCAAATTTCTGTGTTGAATCTAAAGATAGCTTTTGGGGATTGACCGCGGCGGCCATTGGTGCCAAGTCTATTGTTAATTGTTCTTGGCCAGGTAACTGTCTTACAAGTATATGTCATATGTTGATTGGCCTTCAAGGTCAGTATGATTGGGAAAATGATTTTTTTATAATTGGAATTCCTCCACTGTTACGACTCACAGTATTTGACAATTTCAAAGATACCAGGCATAATGCAACACATATTGACACTAATACTTGGCAAAGTGAGTTGGTTCAGATTGATTGTCATACTGGATTAGTAAATATGCCAGTGCGAGACATTAAAGACCTAGTAATTTATGAAAATAGTTCTTGGACTGAAGTGCAAGCATTAAACACATTATTTTTGTTGTCTACTTGGCTGGAGTCAAAAAAAGCCAAGTACATTGTGACAAATCTAAGTGTTCCATTTCTCAAAGACACAAACTGGGCACCGTATGCCTTTGTATTACCTGATGCTCTTGCCAACCCCAAGTATATATTACACGACAACACATATTATAGTGCAAACTTAAACATCCATAAACCAGCAGACTTTGATCCATTTGAATGGCAAGGCCATCACGGACCTGCAGGCAATGGTCACTATTTTGATGTATCTGTGTTACCAACTTTAAAAAGGAATGGATTTTGTTAAAAGAATACGGACTTGAAGTCCAACGCTTGTTTCTTGAAATGATGTTAGAAGACGCATCTAGCTATGTGCGCATTCAAAATATCTACAACCCAGAAAACTTTGATCGGAGTCTACGCAAGGCCGCAGAATTTATCAAAGAACACAGCGACAAGTACAAGACTCTGCCAGATCGTACCCAAATTTTGGCCGCATTCAATATAACATTACAAACTGTACCTGACTTGAATGAAGGACACTATGATTGGTTTATGCAAGAGTTTGAATCATTTACCAAGCGGCAAGAACTTGAGCGAGCAAGTCTCAAAGCCGCAGACTTGCTTGAAAAAGGCGAGTATGATCCAGTTGAAAAGTTAATCAAAGATGCAGTACAAATATCACTTACTAAGGACATGGGCACAGACTATTTTGCAGATCCTAGTGGTCGTATCAACAAGTATTTTAACTCAGGCGGACAAGTCAGCACAGGCTGGACTCAACTGGATCGACTGTTGTATGGCGGCTTCAGTAGAGGTGAACTAAACATCTTTGCAGGTGGATCAGGCTCAGGCAAGTCACTGGTCATGATGAACATTGCTCTGAACTGGTTGCAACAAGGTCTCAGTGGCGTTTACATTACACTAGAACTTTCAGAAGAGCTTACTAGTTTGCGTACAGACGCCATGTTGACCAACATGTCAACCAAAGACATACGCAAAGACATTGACACAACAGAACTCAAAGT